ATGTATTACTTCTACTATATTTCTCACAAATAAACTGCCTTGCCGTACTTGTAGCTGGTGGGGTAAAGGTAAAACTTGTACTATTTTTTGCTTGTTCATCAAAAAAAGCTAAAATTTTATCACCATCAGCAACAGAAACAGGAAAAGTAAAATTATAAGATTTTGGATTTTGGTTTAGGCCAAAAGTATTTCGAGACTTGTAGCCATCCCCGTATTGAACTGTTATATTTTTTGGTGAAGCAGTTTCTTTAGAATCATAAGCAGGAGTTGTTGCACCTGTAGTAGTCCCACCCCCGATAGAGTCATTAAAAGTTGCCATTAAGCTAATAAACCTCCACTACGTTTTTGTTTTATTATCTCTGATTGGATAACTCCAGCAAGTGCTTCTCCAAATTGTTGCCCATCAGCATCACCTTGAACAGAAGAGCCGGAAGCATCTACACTTATATTTATATTATTAGTAACTCCTCCCATCTGATTATTTGGTGTTATTTTTCCTGAACCTCTTGGAGAAAACATCTCAGGACCTTTTTCCCCAACTAAATAAGATTTTCCTCCAGTTACTGGGCCGCCCCGTGCTTTTTTACCTCCGAATAAACCGCCTAAAAATCCGCCTATGCCTCCTCCTCCTTTTCCTCCAAATATAGATTCTCCTATTCCGCTAAAAGCATTAGTTAAAACACTATCTAATAATTTATTTTTTAAACTATTTAAAACATTTGACATGGCTTCTCCGAAAGTTTGTGTTCCATTTATTGCCCCTTTTATATTTTCTACTAATCCCTGTTCTAAAGTTTGTCCTAATTCTTCAGATAAAGATATTTGCTCTTTTACTTTTCCATTTAATATTTCTTGCCTGTCTATTTGATAATCTTTTAAAAGTAATCTTGATTGTTCTAGTTTCAAACCTTCATCTTCTATGCCCATAGCTTCTTCCATTTTATTTTGAAACTCGAATTGTCTTTCTAGCAATTGTCTATCTATTTCATTTTCTTGTGATTTAATTTGTATTCTTTGTTTTAATAACGTAATTGAATTTGCTGCTTTTTCGTTATCGGAACCAGCTTGAAATTTTCTCTCTGAACTTTCTAACCCAGGTCCAGAAATTGCTTGTCCACTTCCTGTATCATATGTGAAATCACCTACAGTATAAGTTTTATTTTTTTCCATTAACTCGTTATGTTCTTGCATAAACGACTTTCTATTTTTTAAAGCTTCTATTTCTTCTTTAATTTTTTTAATATTTTTTTCTCTAGAAATTCTATCCCTACCATGTGCCCCTCTAGCTTGTTCTCTAGCTAGTTCTTCTTCTTTGATTTTTATAATTGCTTCGGTTTGTACTTCTGAACCGTTTTTAATAGTATCTTGTAATTTTTTTTCGGCGGAGATACGTTTTTTAATATCGTTTACAGCGTAATTTAAAGCTAAACCTACCGCAACTATTCCGGCGACTACAGGTCCAGCTAAAAGAGTCTTAAGTATTACAAATTTTTTAGTAAGAACAGCAATAGTTACTCCCATGGCTTTAAAGGCCGGCATTGCCAAAGTAACTGAAGCCAAAGCCGTTGTAAGACCAACAGCAATAGATATAAATTCCGGAGGAAGTCCGCTTACTACTTTTACTAAAACCGTTATGGTTTCCGTTAATGTTTTTGCTGCAGGTAATAAAGCACTTCCAACTGCAATTTGTAAATTTTCAACTTCATTACTTAAATTTTTAAAAACTTGAGTTGGATCATTTTCTAATATTTTTTTTAAATCTTCTGCTCCACTTGCTCCTAATTTTCTTAAAGCTCTTATAACTACTTCACTTGTTAATTTTCCTTGGGCGGCTAATTCTTTAAGTTCACCCGTTGAAACATTTAGTTCTTCAGCTAATGGTTTTAAAATTAAAGGAACTTGTTCAGAAACACTTCTAAATTCATCACCGGCTAATCTTCCGGAACCCAATGCCTGTGCTAACTGTCTAAATGCGTTAGATGCTTCTATCGCACTTGCTCCTCCTAATTTTGCAGCAGTATTAAAACCAATAAAGGTAGTTTCTATATCTTCCAGACTTACTCCTAAAGGTTTTAATCTCGCAGTAATATTTGTAACTCCATCTAAAGCTTCCGTTGTACTCATTCCAAATAACTTTTGTCCTTTAGTTGCAATTGCTTGTGCTTCTTCGAATTGACCTGTTGCTTCTGTAAGAAGTTTTAAACGTAATTCTAATTTTTGGAAATTAGCAGCAGTTTGTATTGATCTTCTTCCAATTTCTAGAACTCCAACTGATGCAATTATTTTTCCTAATTTAGTAAAGGATTTTGTAATACCTCCCGCTCTTGTATCTAATTTTTTAAAATCTCTTGCAGCTTTATTTGCTTCTTGGTTAATTTTTTTCAGCTTATTACTAGCCTTATCAACAACGTCAATAATTACACTAGAATATGCCATAAATTATCTGTTTTTTATTAGTTTACACAATTTATCTTATTTTATCTAATTGTTCTTGTTCTTTTTCACCTTTCGCTTCATAATAAGCAGCAAAATATATAAATTCAGCTTGCGTAAGTTCTTTTCTCAATCTACTAACTGTCATTTTTAATTCTGTTGCTAGGAAAAACTCAAAATTTAACCAGTTATCCCCCTTTATTCGTTTTTTGCTTCATTTAAAGAAATATCGCCAGCTACATTAAATAAAAATAATTCAAGTTCATTTAAAACACTTTCAGGCAATTCTCTTTGCAACCTTATAGAATCACCCGCTTTAAATGCTTTCTCTCCATTTTCTTTTTCTGCCATATGACAAAGCATTTGAGTTGAAACTTTTAAAGCTTCATCGGAATTAGCTAATGATTGAACTCTTGTTCGATCTGATCTTGTAATTGGTTTAAAATATAAATCTACCAAAGGGGTTCCGTCTTCCTTTTTTAAGGTAAATTTTCTTCTTTGGTTAAGATCAAAAGCACCTATTATAAGGTCAACGGTTCTTTGCTCTGCCATAAATTAAACAGCGAATGTAATATCTCCACTTACTGTAAAGTTTACAGTTTGTGTTGTCAATTCACCTACAGTAGAGGAAGCCCCTAAACCTGTAATTAATCCATTAAAGGCATATTTTTTAGTTCCAGAAGTATCTAAAAATAAATTAAATGATGCATCGGCAGGATCTTCGCTTGTATTTATATCAGCTATAAGTTCTGCAACTGCATCTCCAGTAGTAGCTGTATATTGAACTTCAATAGTACCAGTAGCACTTTTTAAACTACCGACATAAGTTCTTGAAGTCATACCATGAGAAGTAGTATCTAGAGTATCTTTACTCATATCTAAAGTCCATGCTGTTGTACCTACAACATTACTTACAGATCCAGAGCCATTGTCAAAAGCTACTGAACCTTCTTCGCCACGAATAGCTGCCATAACAAAAAAAGAGATTTAAACTTAGTTTATCCTTTTTTTTGAAAATTTTCTATAGTTTCAATAAGTTTCTCTTTATTATGACGTTTATCTAGTTCTATTCCTAATTCTCGTCCCTTTGCTTCAAGTTGGTCTTTAGTAAGGTTTTTATTTATATTAAAATTACAAGTTTCTATATTTGCTTTTCTTAAAGCCGTTTCACATCTGTTATCCCACAAAGCTATATTGCGTTTTCCTTTTACTTTTTCTAGTATTAAAAGCATCTCTTCAGTAAATTCCATCATAAATCCTCATAAGTAATAAATGGTATAGACATTACACTCTGAACAAATCCTTCAGGGGCTGCATTTTCAAGAACAGCCGGACCAGTACTAGGTTCAAAGAATATGCCATTTAATTTTACTCTATTGTATAAATCTCTTATTCTTTTAGCCAGAGTTAAGTTATTTCCTAGTCCCACTCCTATTTTCGTAAAAATATTTAAAGTAATTAATCCTTCCTGACTATTAGTACTATTTGTTGTTCCACCAAGAGTAATATAAGTACTTGCTGTAAATTCTATTAGGCATTGTACAAAACCAGTGCCAGCTATAGGTTGAAAAGGCTGATTACCAAAAACAATTTTTATAGGCGGAGCTGTATTTAATTCATCAATTAATTTTTCTTCGATACTTTGTCGAACTGAATTTAAGTTTAAAGCCGCCATTAATTTTTACTTTTTGCTTTTTTTACAATACTAGCAACAGCTGCAACTTCTTTTAAAGGCCAACCTGCAACTCTGTTACTATCACGAGATTGAAAAGAATTATTCCAAGAAGGAGGAGTATTTGTGCCAAAACAAACTGCTTCTGCATAAGGCAAAGGATTAATAAGACTATATGTATTTCCTACTTTTTCTGTTTGATAATTAATTTTAAATGGAGGTATTATTGTTGCTTTATTATTATTAAAAGGCCCGCCTTGTATGGGAGCAGTCCTTTTGT